GGCTTCACGGCGGCCGAGGTCTATACCGGCTCGACGCAGGATGAGACAAACTTCCCGATCGGGCATTTGCTTGTCACCGCCACAGGTGCCGCCGCCAACCGCAACGGGACGGCGACGATCCGGCTGCGCTCTGAGACTTGGGCGTACACGGGCGACGGAACCGGCACCATTCTCAGCGGCGTATGGCGCCAGCGCGGCGGTTGGGACGGACAGAATTACCAGCTTTGGCAGAGGGTTTCCTAATATGGCGAGCGACAGCAGTCAGTTTCCACGTGTCACCGAAATCATGAAGATCACCGACACGGACGAAGGCAACGGGACTTATGACGTGGAAGTCAAAGTTCAATACGCGGCTGACGCCGTGTCGGTGCCTGAGAAGTACCGTTCCCGGCCGAAAGACCCTTTCGGCGTAAACCCGCAAATTCGCGAGTGGATGCGCCAGAACCCTGACGCGCCTGTCCACGTCTACGTGCCGCCGCCGGAGCCGACCAAAGCCGAGCTCCGCGCCCAGATGCCGCGCCTGACAGCCCGCCAGTTTCGCCTCGGGCTTGTCAACGCTGGTATCTCGCCCGCTCAGGTGACAGCCGCGCTCGAAGCCATGCCGCCTTCGCCTGACACCGATAAGGCGTTGATCGAATGGGAATACGCCACCGAGTTCAAGCGCCTGCATCCGCTGATCGCCACCGTCGGCACGCAGCTCAATCTGACAGCGGACCAAATTGATACCATGTGGCTCGCTTCGGTCAACCTCTAGGAACTGACATGCGCGACAATTATGAAGCCTGCCTCGCCATCACCCTCAAGCTCGAGGGTGGTGACGTCAATCACCCCGCCGACCCCGGCGGCAAGACCCGTTGGGGGATCACGCAGGCGACCTATGACGCGTGGCGTGCCAGCCAGCGGCTTGCGAAGCGCTCTGTCTTCGAAATGCGCCGGGATGAAATGCTGGCGATCTACAAGGCCAACTACTGGAACACCGTCGGCGGCGACGACCTCAAGGCTGGCGTTGACCTCGCGACGTGGGATTACGGCGTCAATTCCGGCCCGAGCCGTGCCCTGAAGGCGCTGCGCTCGCTGCCGACCACTCTGAGCCCCGTCGACACGATCAAGCGCTTGTGTGCGCAACGCATGGGGTTTGTTCAGGGCCTAAAAACGTGGAAGACGTTCGGCAAGGGATGGTCCCGCCGCGTCGCCACGATTGAAGCCAACGGCGTCAAGATGGCGGCCGCTGTCACGCTGCCGAAGTCGAGCCAAGAGATTGTGCTGAAGACCGAAGCTGACAAGGCGCTTGACAAGAGCAAGAGCCAGTCCGGCACAGCCAAGACCTCCGCGGGCGGCACGATCGGCGCCTCGGGTGCCGAAGCCAGCCTCGACGTCGACAAGTGGGTTTCGTTCGGACTGCTCGGCCTGATCGTCGTCGGCGTCGCCGTCGCCATCTACTTCCACCGCAAGGCCAAGCACAACAAGGAACGCGCCGCCGCGTATGCCGCCGTCGCGCAGGAGGTCAAGTAAATGGGCGCTGGTATCCTGATCCCCATCCTCGCCGAGATTGGCGCGCCGATCCTCAAGAAAATCCTGGCTGATCGGCTTCCGGGCACGGAGGCTGTCAGCGACGCCGTTGTTGACACGATCGCCAAAAAGATCGGCGTCGACCCGACGCCCGAGGCAATCAAGGACGCCTACGACAAGGCGCCCGAGGTTGTCACGGCCGCTGTCAAAGTCACCGAGACCGAGAACGGCGCGGAGCTGCTGGCCGAAGCCCGCAAGGCCGCCGAAATCTTCAAGCGTGAAGACGCCAAGGGCGGCTTTTGGTCGGCATGGCGTCCGGCCATGTCTTGGCTTGTGCTCTTCCTCTGGCTCTGGAACGCGGTCCTGATCGGGCTTGTCAACGCGGCGCTCGGCTCGAAGATCGCTGTCGTGCCCTACGACATGCTCGTCACCTTCTCTTCCTTGTGGCTGATCGTCTACGGTGGCGGCCATACCGCCAAGTCGATCTTCGGCACCAAGCTCGGGGGCAAGTAGGTGATGGTCTCCGCCGAACTCATCACTTCCGTCCTTGAGCGCATCAAGTCGCTCGAAGACTGGCGCTCGCAGCGTGACATTGCGGACGCCCGTGCCGAGGAACAGCGCAAACACCTCGACGCACGTTTCGACGCTCTTCAGAAACAGATCGGCGACCTCAACGACACGCTGCGTTGGGTCAACCGCCTCATCATTGGTTCGATCCTGACAGGGATCATCGCATTCCTTATTTCCGGGGGCTTCAAACTCTAATGTCGAATTTCCTGCCTGTCAGCATTCCGCCGGGGGTTGTCAGGGGCGCTACGCCTCTTGACGCCCGTGGGCGCTGGTATGACACGAACCTTGTCAGGTGGCGGCACGGCGTGCTTGAACCTGTCGGCGGGTGGGAAAAGCGTATCCTGACACCGCTTGGCACGCGCATCAGGAAGCTCAAGACTTGGCGCACCAACGCCGAGGCGCGCTTCGTGCTCGCGGCCTCGAGCTCGAAAATCTACGTGGATTATACCGGCGGCTCGTTTGACGACGTGACACCGCCCGACCTCGCTACCTCCGATGCTGGCATGGAGCTGTATGGTTTCGGTGTCAACGACTATGGCGAGGAAGCCTTCGGAACGCCGCGCTCGGTAGCCTCCAACAACCTGCTTTTGCTGCCCCAGTATTGGACCTTCGGCAACTGGGGTGAAGACATGCTCGGGGTGTCATCGGCCGACGGCCGGTTGCTCTGGTATGACGCTTCTGTTCCCTCCAACAACTTCATTGCCATCGGCGCAGCGCCGACGGCCAATGCGGCTGTTCACGTAACGCCCGAGCGGCATGTCATGCTGCTGCAGGCCGGCGGCAACGCGCGGCGCGTCGCGTGGTGCTCGCGCGAAGACACGAACGATTGGAACTTCGCGTCGACCACAAACACCGCGGGTTTCCTCGATCTTGACACGCAGACGCCGCTCCTGACAGCAGCGCAGAGCCGTGCCGGTACACTGATCTTCTCGTCAAGCGACGTCAGCCTGATGCGCTATCAGGGGCTTCCCTACATCTACGGGAAGGAATGGCTCGGCCAGACCCGTCTCCTGACACCTGACACCGTTGTCACTGACAACGGCAACGTCTTTTGGTGGGCGAAGGACGGCTTCAAGATGTTCGACGGCGGCTCGATCCGCACGCTCGACTGCCCTGTCTGGGACTATGTCAAGTCGCGGACGACTGAGAGCTCGCTGCGCATGTTCGCGCACGGCGGCGCCCTCGGCGTCATGCCGGAAATCTGGTGGTTCTACCCGTCGGACGGCGGCACCTCGATTGACAGCTATGTCATGACCAACTACGAGGAAGGTTGGTGGGCCGTCGGCTCGCTTGACAGGACGGCGATGGTCGGTGCCGATGCCGAGCCGTACCCATTGATGACCGGCGAAGATCGCATCCTCTATCAGCATGAGAGCGGTTGGACCAACGGCGCCCCCGGCATTCGCGATGTTTGGGCGGAAAGCAACGCCCTGACACTCGGCGCCGGTGACAACTTCATGGAAATCAAGCAGGCGCTCGCGGCCAACGGTCGCGGCTACGACGCGATGACCATTCGCTTCTATGCCAACCGCACGCCGGAGGGCTCTGAGCGCGAATTCGGGCCTTACTCGATCCGGTCTAACGGCTGGATGGATACCCGCGTCAGCGGCCGCGACGTGCGCGTGAGACTGGAAAACACGAAAAATGCCGATTGGGGCATAGGGGAACTTCGGCTAGACGTTGCGCCGGGGGCAGGGAGGTAGTAACATGCAGTTTGTCGCACCACCGCCCCCGGCCAATCAACCCTATTTGGCCTCTCTTGTTGAAGCGATACGGCGCGCATTTCTCCCCCTTATCTCGAAAGACGAAGCGGTCAGCCGCGTTATTCTGCAGTCGCCGAACGGCACTGCTTACAACGTCACGGTTTCGGACGCAGGCGTTCTTACGGTGACTTTGAACGATGGTAAATCTCGCATCTGAATTGGGGATAGTGCAGAAGATCAAATGGGCGCTCAATCTGCCTATTTCGACGCACGAATGGGACGACGTCGTCGCCGCGCTCAAGGCCGGCCACATGCAGATTTTCTGGAACGAAGACGCCGCTGTCATCACCGAAATCTGTGTCAGCCCGCGCCGGCGCTTCCTCAACATCTTCATGGCCGCCGGCTCTCTCAAAGGGGTCTGGCGGCTTCAGCCGAAAGTCGCCGCCTTCGCCCGAGAGAACGGCTTGACAACTGTCCAAGGTATCGCCCGCCCCGAATGGGCGCCCGTGCTGAAAAAGCGGGGATGGATCAAACTAGCAGAAACATGGCACTTGCCGCAGGAGCAATGGGATAATGGGTAGCCAACCGAGCACGCAGACCACTGTCAGCAAAGTCGAACTTCCCGAATGGGTTGACAAGGCTGCGCAGCAGAACCTCGACATCGCCAACGAGCTCGCCGAGAAGCCTTATGTCGGCTATGACAAGCCGCTGACAGCAGGCTTCAACTCGACGCAGCAGCAGGCGCTCAACAACGCGACGGCGAACGCCGGCGCTTGGCAGAGCACGCTCGGCAACGCCATCAGCATGTCCACCCCGACCGCCGGCTACACGTCGGCGATGGACAAGGCCGCGCAGACTGCCGCGCTGACAAACCAGTACGGCCAGAACATGGGTGCCGCGTCCGGGATGATTAAAGGCGCGATGGACCCGCTCAACGCCTCGACCGCGGTAGCGCAGCAAGGCACGCAGTTTCAGGCGCCGAGCTTCCTGCAGGGCGACGTCAGCAAATACATGAACCCGTATCTGACAGAGGTCGAGAACCGCGCTCTTGACAACCAGAGCCGTGCCTTTGCCAACGCGACCAACCAGATCGGTGCCAACGCTGTCAGCGCCGGCGCTTTCGGCGGCTCGCGACACGGGATTGCCGAAGGCGTCGCGGCCTCTGAGAATGCTCGCTCGATGGGTGATTTGTCCGCGCAGCTCCGCGCCCAAGGCTTCGACGTTGCCAGCGGCCTCATGCAGAATGACATGACACGCGCCATGCAGGCCGAGCAGATGCGGCAGGCAGCGGGCTCGCAGCTCGCTTCGAACGCCGGACTGCAGGGGCAGCTTGGTCAGACGCTCGGCAATCAGTCGGCTCTCGACCAGCAGACGCGTGATGCGGCAGCTAGGACCGCCGCAGCCATCGCACAGGGCCAGCAGGACACGCGCCTGCAGTCGGGCAATCAGATTGGCAATCTGGCGAACATGGGTAATACCATGTCAAACCAGAATTCGGCACTCTTGGCGGCGATGGGCGGCCAGCAGCGTGACATCACGCAGGCGCAGCTCCAAGAGGATTACATGAAGTGGAAAGAGAAGCAGGACCACGACCTGCAGCAGCTCAATCTCAGGCTCGCGGCCGTCGGTGCAACGCCTTACGGCAGCACGCAGACGCAGCAGACGACGGGCGCCGGCGGCGGCAACACGGGCATGTCGATCTTCGGCTCGGTGCTCGGGATGATCCCGTTCCTCGGCGGCCTGTCAGACGAGACCACGAAAACTGACATCAAGAAGCTCGGCAAGGACGAGGCCACGGGCCTGAACGTCTACGCCTTCCGCTACAAGGGCGATCCGAAGACCTATCCGAAGTCCATCGGCCCGATGGCGCAGGAAGTCGAAAAGGTCGCGCCTGAATTGGTTCGGGAAATGGGCGGCAAAAAGGTTGTCAACTACGGCGCGCTCGGCGCGCTCGGCTTCGGTGCCGGTATCAGGAAGTAGGCCATGCAGGTCCAAAACGACGTTGAAGCATACATCAGGCAGGCAGCACTCGCCCGCGGCATTGACCCTGACATCGCTGTCAGGGTTGCCAACTCGGAAGGCGGATTGAAAGACCCTTTCCGCCGCGGTGCCGGCCCCGCGCCGAAGAGCCAAGCCAAGGGCCTCGGCGCGACGGAAAACTCTTTCGGCCCGCTGCAGCTCTACATCAGCGGCACGGGCGCCGGTCTCGGCGATCGCGCCCTGAAGGCAGGCATTGACCCGCGTGTCAACTGGCAGGGCGGCGTTGATTTCGCGCTGGACGAAGTCGCGCGCGACGGCTGGAAGCAGTGGTACGGCGCAGCGAAGGCTGGCGTGGGCCGTTGGGACGGTGTCAAGGGCTCCAAGCCTGTCGGCGTGACAGGCGGCGCTCCGATCGACGCTTTCGCGGGTGTCAACCCCGCCGCTGGCGCGCCGGCCGCCGCTGGCGATGCTGCTACCGTTCAGACGGCCTACGCCCCGACGGCGACGCCGGAAGCGAAGTCGGCCGCAGGCTTGCTGGCAATCCAGAACCTCATGAGCGCTGGCAAATCGAGCCCGATGCCGGTGCCGTCGCTCAATCCGCCTGTCAACGAACCGAGCCAAGCGGCGATCAAACAGGTGGCACCGCCGCCGCCGTTTGCGATCGACCGGCCTTATGGCTCCATGCCCGAGCCGGCCAGCTCGCTGCCGAGCTCCATTCCTGACGATCCGGGCTTTCTCGAAAGGCTGATGAGCGGCGACGTCGGCGGCTTCCGTGAAGGCGTGTCAGGCTTCGAGCAAGGGCTTGGCGGGCAGGCGTCGCGTGGCACGATCCCCGTGCCAATGGTTAATGACAGCGCCTCGGCCGGTGCCGGTGTCGGCGCCTCCGCGAGTGCCGACCTCGATCCTATCGTTGACCTCGCCAAGATCGCGCAGCTCATTGACGGCGGGCAGGGCTTCGGCGGCATTCGCAATCAAGCCATGATGGAACCGACGGCGGCCGCCGGCGCCGGCACGGGTGCCGCTGCCTCGGCTACGGCCACGATGCAGCCCGCGCCGTTCCGCCCGCGCCTTGACATTCCGCCGCTCGCCGGCGCGACCGTACCCGCGGACGGCCTTCCGCTCGCTTCCACGCACCGCGGCCCGACGCCCGTGCCGCAACAGCCGCCGATCGGCCCGCAATTTGGCCCCCCGATGCCGCAGGCGCAGCCGCAAGCCTTCGCTCAGGCGCCCGTCGGCGGCGGCGCGGCCGTTCCGACGCCTTCAGCTCGGCCTGACAACGCCGGTTTCGCGCCGCTGCCGGCCACTGGCCCGAA